CTCCATCAGCGCGTTGCGGTCAATGTCGTAATTGTCAGCCGCCACAAATAGCTGGTCTTTAAACTTGCGCGTTTTGCGGCCACTGTCTTCTACCCACGGAATATCGCTCAGGGGGTATTCGTGCAGTTCATTTTTACGCCCAAGCTGGGCGATGCCTGAGCGCACTAAAAACACCGCGCCACGGAAGTCACCGGCAAAGGCACTCTCGCCATCAAGGGTAGTCAGTCGCTCTCGCCAGCTCATAGTGATATCCTGTACTGACGATATAAAGAACAGAAGGTGAAACGATGAAATTTATGATACTGATATTGGCTGTTTTTGTGGGTAGCGTGAGCGCAGAAGAGAAGCGAGATCATTACTATGCGGTTAATGATGGCTACAAATACGCGTACGAGCTGCGAAATAGCAGTGAAATGATTGTTATCTACTACCTTGGTGAAAAAGATAATACCCACCAAATAATGGTACGCGACGGGGATGACCGCACATTTTATGAAAGCAAAGAAGGCTCGAAGTTCGCAAATGTGTACGAGTACTGGATCAGAGATTTTACTGGCAGCTCTATGATCAAACTCGCACCGAATACAATTGCAACGCAGGCATTTCTTGATGCCTGGAATGGACGCCTTAAGCAAATGGTCACAGACAATACCACCACATGGATCGATGGTGAGAATGGGCCAAAATTTACTAAACTGACCAATCATTAATTGACTACCACTTTATTGCTAACCAGAAGCTCTAACGCCTCACCTTCAGAAGTCATTTTTGCATTAACCGCGCCGTCGGGATTGATATCAACCTGCACGCGTGCTTTAGCCTCACCCATCTTATCTGCTGCCGCGTCCATCTTGTTGGCGGCCAGCCCTAATTTTTCTAACAGGCCATTCCAGTCTGCAATCGCCTGATGCTCAATCGCCCGATCCTTTATTCGGTTCTCATAGAAAGAGCCAACCATTTCATTCACCACGGCCGCCGCGCCTAAATACCCGGCACCACGCGCCACGCTCTCCTTAGTTAAAAACGATTGATGCGTTAATTCATTCGGCAGGTTAAAGGCGCGTTTAAGCCCTTTGCCATTGCGCCCGCCCGCGCGGTTACGCTTGCCATCGTTACCGCCAAACCCCATGCCTGCACCCGGCATGTTCACCACATAAACGGGCGTTACACCTGCGGCTTCTTCTAATGCCTTACCCGTGGCCACGCCACCGGCAATGCCCAAAAATCGGCCGCCTAGTTTTTTTAGTGCAGGGCCGCCATACTTCGCCCCCAACACAGCAGCGGTTACCGCAGCGGCACCGCCGCCGATGATCTGGTTGCCGCTTAAACCGAGGCCGTCCTCTTTGTTTAACAAAAACTTAATCACGCCGCTCACCGCTGCATTCACCGGCTGCGCAAAACCATCGGCCGCATCACGCAGCACCGCCTTTAATCTGCCGGTCTGGTCTACCGCATTGTTAATGGCATCCGGCAGGTCTCGCGCAATGGTGCCAGAGGCATCTTCAATGATCGCAATCTTGGCATCGGCATTGTCTAATGCGTCGCCGGTAAACAGCAGCCCCAGCCCTTTTTTAGTGTCCAGATCGGCCTTACCAAAAGCCGCTTCAATAAGCGACGCACGCTGGCGGTCGGTTCCCAGGCTCTGGTAAAGATCCCGGATATCCTTTAGCACATCAAAGGCGGGGCGCGAGGAGTCATCTGCATTGTAGAACTCAACCCCTAATGTTCTTTGCGCGGTGCGCTTATAGGTCTCATTGGTAAACAGGCGCAGCGTGCTCTCTGCCAACGTCGCCAACCGCTGCGGGTTACGCTCAATCATTGAGAGTTCTTCAATGAAGCCAAGCGTCTCGGTGAACTCAAGATTAGCCCGTTTGGCATTGGGGCCCACACGGGCAAAAATACCCGAGAGGTCTTCCAACTCCGCGTTGCCTAAACGACCCGCCACCACCATTTTATCCAGCAGCTCTACCGCAAGGCCTGGTTGCGAGAGATCAAAATCAAACGCGGCCGCCGCCACCGTTAAACCGCCAGACAACACCAGCGGGCTGGCCCCCGTTACTGCGGATGCGGGGTTAATGGCGCTAATGGTGGCAGACGCCTGCCCCCATTTCAGCCCGGCCTGAATCAAGTCATCAAAGCCACCCTTTAAACCATTTAAGCCCTGGCCGGTATCGCGCGTCATCTCAAAAAACGCACGCCGCATCGCTTTTACTTTTTGAGTGTTTTCACCGGCGGTCTGGCCGATTCGGATAAGTGATTTATCCAGTCTGGCAGACTGCACCAACACCGCCGTGCCACCCAGCGTCACGCCCACGCCCGCCAGCTTGCCATTAATGCCAGCGAACATCCCGCGCAGTTCACGCAGCTCCTTTTTTGCCTTGTGGGTAAAGTCAGTCACGGAATTGCCAGACGTCTTGATGCCTCGGTTAAATTGCCGCGCCTCCAGTATCAGTCTTGTTGCAACCGTTAGTTCTTGCATTATTTTTTCGTCAACATATTCAAGTAGTGGTTAAACTCATCTGCTGGCAAATCAAGGATGGCCGCCTTAGACCAGCCCGTTTTCATTGCCAATAACAGCACCATGTCCCATAACGGCACATGTGCCGCGCGCCTTACTTTCCCAGCTTGTCTAGTTCGCCCTGTGCCTGGCGTAACTTGTCATAATCGACCGGGGCCAGGTCACCAATCTGGCTAAACAAAAATGGCCCTTCAACATCACCCACTCGGGTTAGCTGTGCCGCCATCATCGCGCCATTAAAACTTAACACGTCACCCACAGAGGTCTCCTGCTCAACCTTAAACAGCTCAGACATGGTGGCCACGGCTCGCATTTCAAAGTTCCTATGCACCGTGTTACCAATCTTCATCCCCTTTACAAACCTACCTTTAATCGTGCTCTCGCTCATGATCTTTCCTTTTATTGATTAATAACTAATAAACCCAGCTACATCTCTTCAGCGATGCCTGCAATCCGCCACGGAGACTTACCCGAGGCATCAAACTTCACCGTGCCAATGGTCGAGGCATCGCGCAACATGTAGCGCTGGCCGGTATCCATTTCAATCTTCACCACCGCACCGCGCATGCTATTCACTAGCGTTAAATCGGTATCCTTGGTAATCAGGTAATTGGTTTCCAGTACCCCAGGTGCCTCGGTGCTTTCATGGTAAAGCTTGCCGCCAATCGCCTCCGGCTCTCCGGCCACATCACCGCCGGGGTCAAACGTCCCTTTCTGGTCCGTCTCATGCAACTTGCCATCGGCCTTAACAATTATCTTGCTCACATAACTCATGCGCTTGCTCCCTTAACGTCGTGTTTGGGTGTTGATGGCGGTCACACCCATTGGGTAAACCGGCATCGGTTGGTCGGTAATGTTAAGGCGGGTTTTAACATCAACATCAATCTCAGCAATCAAGGTTTCTTTATAACCTTCGTAGTCCTGCACCCAGCCTTTTGCCTCCTGTTTCCGGTAGAGATCGAGCAGCAGCACTAAGGCATCAGACGGTTGCATCACATCAACACCGGGTGACACCCGTGCATTGTCGCCCGCCAACAGATGGCGCGCATAAGGGGCAAAGGTGGCAATCTTCTCAAAGCGCACACGCTCGCGAAATTCCGTGGCATTAATCAACAGCAGCGCATCATCTGCCACACCGGCCGTATTTACCTGGTACATCGAGACCTGCCATTCAAGATACACCTGGCCGTCCGCACCCACTGTGTAAGTGCTAATGCCATCGGGTATGGCGAGGTTACGCTCAACGTCTGTCCAGCGGTCTATATGGTTAGGTGCCAGCACATAACCCTCCACCGCTGGTACCTTTAGGCCAACCATCTGTTTAAGCGGATGCCGTACCAGTGATTCCGCACAGATAATGCCGTTGAGCGCCGCCCATATCCAGACAGGAGCGGGTGATTTGCCGGTACCGATACATGACACATGCTCACTATTGCGCCCATTGGCAAAGGTGGTGGTGGTGGCATGGCTGCCGCGGAAAGCGGTAAACAAACGGCTGCCTTGCTGGCGAGGGGGCTGATAGTTGGTACTCAGCATGGTTTCAATGATGGTGAGGTTGGCTGCATCGGTGTACGGCTGAATAATGTAGTTGTGCCAATCGGTACCCATGCCGTTAATGGCAGCGGTAACATCTGGATTGGTTGCACCACCACTCATGGTCGCACCACCAAAGGCAACCACCACACCGGCCGGTGATTTCTCGCCATAGTAATTCATGCGCAGGTCAATGCTGTTGCCTGTTTCACCGGCATGGCGCGCCACCAGGTTTACCTGGTTAGCGGCGGCACCATCCACGGCAGCGTCCACCAGGCGGCGACCATCCGCATTGATCACGGCTACTGCTGCGGTTGCCTGGGCACCCCCCGTGTCACCACTGGTTACACCAATTTTATAACGACGCCCACCAATGTAAACCACATGTGCAATTGCATCGGTCGCGCTGCCGGTAAACGTCACGGTCTCCGTTGCGGCCGTGCCTGCGCCGTCATCATCCAGCCCAATGCCGTAGGCAACAAAGAAAGGCTTTACCGCTTTTATCACACGAAACATCTCGGCAATCTGTGCGCCCCGGCCCCAGTACTCTTCTGCCTGCGCCACGCTGGCAATGAGTCGCTTTTCACCGGCCGGTACCGTGCCGGTTGCCAGGCGTTGCCCCCAGACGCAGGCATTTAATGCCTGCTTAGTGGTTGCACTCAGGTTCTCGTTAAACTCAATTAACGTTCTGGGAAGATGAAAATTATCAGGGATAAAATTAAAGTCCATCGCTTATTGCTCCTGTGCTGAGGCTTTGCTAGTCGCCTTTGTTTTTTTGGCGGGTGTTTTTTCATCCGCCGTTAGGCGCGCTTTATTAAAACGCTCGTTAACATCATTGCCCGCTGTTTTTTGTACCGCCGCTTCGGCTTCTTCAAACGCTTTTTTAGTGGTCGGCAGCAAATCGTTATCAGCCAGACGACGCTGATAATAAATAGCGTTGGGCACCCGTGCGCCGTGCGCGGGCATAATTTTATTACCACGATCTGGCATGCGGATTACCGCGCCCTCGAAGCCTGGCTTTACATATATAAATTTCTCTTTGCTCATTACTGGCTCCTATTCTGGAAACGTTGTATCGATATTAGTGGGCGGCACATCGGCACCGGCGCTCATGGTGTTGGTGTAGCTTAGAAACTGGTTAATTGAATCTGCATCGTGCAGTTCAAGTGCCAGCGTCATCGGTAGATCAAAGGTGGCGGCATAGAGCGCAGCGCTTTCACTGTCTACACTCAGGCTAAACAGATTATTCAGGCGCTTGAAGGTCAACGACCCCACATCCTCAATCGTCAAGCCATTCATTGCCGGTAAAATACGGCGCATCATTTCATAGGCACCGATGGCGCTTTTATCACCCAGGCGGCGGGCATCACGTTTATTGGCATGTTTGGTGACAAAGTAAACGCCCCACACCGTTTTTAGATGCAGGTCATTGCCGGTGGTTGCTTCGTTACCGCCCAGAAATGCAAAATAGACCGCAGGCGCATGGCGTACCAGCTCACGCAATGCCTTAGCATCACGCAGGTCACCGGGCAACACATCCACATGCGCGGCATTGCCAAGCTGTTTTTCTGCAAGCGCCTTAAGTGTCTCTTCAACAACGGCAAAGCTCATGCGTCTAACGCCTCCCGTAGGTGGTCTTTAATAATCAACGCAATCTCGGCCTCATCGTCATCATTAATACCGAGCACTGGCCGTGCATCCATTTCGAAGCGGCCTTTTTTGCTACCTGTCTCGCCCCCGAATTGATGGATTGCGGCATAAACCATATTGCTGCCATGTACTACGCCAGCACCATCGGCAAAGGTGTTATGGGTATAGCTGTCAAGCAAGTGCCCTCTATGGATTAACGTACGGCCACCTTCTTCGATGGCGCGTTGGCTCTGAATTAAGGCATTGCCCTGCCAGTCTTCCCCGGCGGCAAAACGGCGCGAGGTTTCGCTGACAAGGTAGTCACCGATATCGTCGAACATGGCCACTTTATTAAAATCATCCAGCCGCGCCAGCATGCCCAGCACCGCCTTGTCTTTGATTTCATAATCAAGCTTAATGCCGCTCATTAGTAGGAGCCCCAGTCGGTGTTGCTTTTGCCCTGGCCGGTTTTAATGCGGCCACCGCTCGCCACCTGCGTGTCTTGTTCCCCTAACGATGCTTTGCCATTAACCAGATCTCTGAGCCATGCCATCGCTGCTTTATAACGGGTTTCAACTTCTTCACCGGCACGATTATCATTTAAAAAATAACGCACGATATCGCCGCAATAGCGCGGCAGTGGGCTGGCATCAATCACCGTCTGCGTCAGTGGTAATGTTTTAACTTGTTTGATGTAACTATCAACGACATTCGAGGCATCATTGATTGCGCCATTCAGCACGTCATCATCGATAGTGCCGAGGTTGTCGCGATCGGTAAGCTGCTCAATCTCAGTATTACTAAAACGATTAATCAATTGCTGTTTAGTGATGTATGGCATTAGCTGATCACTCGAAAATCAATGCCGGTGGCCCATACCAGGCCGTTAGGGTAGTCGATGGAATAGATCACAAGAGTGCCCTGGTATCTACCTTTTGCAATCGCTAACAAACCTAATGCCAATACCAATAGTGCAACCATTGCACCTTTATATGCGGTGGTACCGGACCAGTTGAATGCTGCAGCGTTAATATCAGAATCAACCACGACATCATCGCTGCCACTCGCGGGCGTGAGTGTTAATACCATGCGAGTGATCGCGCTGGCATCCGTCATTACAACGCCATCGGCCAACAAGAGGAACCCATTGACGTTGTGATGGCCAGCATGGATAAGCTCAGTAGCCACTACGCTGCTCCAATGCCAATCGCGTGGGCTGGGATGTTCATGGTGGTGCCACTGGCGATTTCGTTGTCCTGAGAATCATTAGCCACTGAAAGCACACGCGGTGAGCCACCACCATCATAGAGCGCCACACCGATATCGGGGCGAATCTCATAAACGCTGGTGGCGTCTGGAGGGGTTGCCCAATTGTTGGCAACCGTTAACTGTGTAGCCGCATTACTGACGATAATTTCAGATTGCCCAGCACCAATACCGGCGGTGATCGCGCAGATCCAGTCGAGGTGTTCATCTAGCGTCCAGGCTTTGGCCGTATCGTTGAGCACTGCTGCACCGCCCGTTGTTGCGGTGCCAGTGTCAGCATTCGCAATGGTAACTGCAGCATTGGGAGATTTCGCAGCCACGGAGGTTTCACGGCCACCGCCTGCTTTATCGCCAAGCACGAAATCACCGCCCACCATCGCGACGACATCAGAGATGCGTTTACCGGCCGGGTATAACGTACTCGCTTCTGCGGCTGTTGCAGGGTTGCCCATCACGACCACCATGCTCATCACACCACCGCCCCAGTTAGCGCTATTGCTGATCTGTTCCAGGCCTTTGTCACGTACATCGTTGTGTAATTTTTTCATATCAATTCCTAATTTAGCTGAGCGGCATAATGCTAGGTCACGCGCGATAGCGTGATGCGATCGAGATAATTGACGGGTTTAAAACCTGACCGAGGATTTTATTGATCAATGCGATAACTAGATCATCACTGCGGTCGTTAGCGGTTAATTCATCTAGCGCGAGTTGCTGAGAGTACGTAACGGTCAGGTTACTAATCGGCACGGTGCTATCAATAGATTGCAACGGCCCCAACGAAAGCTCATAACTCATTGCGACATCATCGTTAAAAACAGCAACTGATAGATCATCAATGCCGGGCCGCAGTAGCCCGACAGTCGCTATATCAGCGCCCATATTTGTACCAGCGAGCCCAGTACCAATACAAGGGGAGCCTGCATCTAGGGTAAAATCAGACAGCTGATTAAAAAGCCCAGAACCGTTTGTAAATATAGGATCTGCCGCAATAGAATTTAAATCAGGGTTACTGCCATCCTTCATCCCACCCGATTCTTGCCATGCTATTAGAGAGGTATATACTACCTGCGATGGGTCGTTTAGATCCTGTATGATCACATACGGGGCAACCCCCCAATTATTGTAGTCAGACACCAGCAACTCTGCGTCAACATTACCGGCATACGTCCAGCCTGAATTAACGTAGAGTATATTATTGTAAATAGAGCTATCGCCACGCGCATAACCTACATTTCCCGCGACATTGTACATAGTGTTATCATAAATATGCCAGCCAGCCAGGTTCCCCGTGCCTTGCTGGGAGCACCCCAAGGGAGCACCTGTTAGGTTTACTAACACGTTATTATGTATCCGTTGCCGAGGCGAATTAACGCCAGCTACTATTTGAGATAATATGCCGCCGTGACTGTCGTGTATGTAGTTATTTCGTACGATGCAGTCAGAATTATTTGCCTTCAAAAATATAGTGCCACTACAATTACCAACGTCACAGTGTTCGATTATGGCGGCATCATTATCGTACATTTTAATTGCAGCTGTGTTCAGAGAGTCGTTGATTTGCCTATATCCTGTAAACGAGCAGTTACGCACATGCGTATCTATCGTCTGTTCCATTCTGATCCCATCTCGATTATCTGTTGACGCTGTAGCAACACCGCCCCCGCGGAAGTGACAATTAAATATTCTATGCCCTAGCGTTTTACGGCCGAGTGCATTACCCTTAAAACCCACCCCGCCTCTAGCTGCCCCCCCGTCGGCTTGCACCACAAAACCGTTAAAATAGATGTAATCTGATGTGCCTGAGCCGAATGCTCTAGCGTCCGTAGTTGAATAGCCAGCATCAGTATTAGCGTTTAATATAGCTATTTCGCCGGGATATCTGGCGAACATGATCGGCGCCCCCGCAGTGCCTGTATTGGCAGGGAATAGGATTCCCCGGTCATCATAAAAATCTGTTGAGTATGCAACTAAATCATAATAAAGATCGTATATCCCGCCGCGAAAGAAAACAGCGTCTCCGGCTACGGCATTGGACATAGCTTGATGCGCCGTCCACGGATTACCTATTGAGCCATCACCACTGCCAACAGCTGAGGGCGAGGCGTATTTCCATGTAAAATCAGGCATGGCCGGAAAACAGCAACATTGAAAAACCGTGCGCGATGATTATTGGTATATCTGCCACAATAAATTAGCCCACCAAGACTGGTACGTTATCTATTTTTTAGTTTTAGTGATTTGTATTTTGGGTTCATGGCTAATAGCTCTTTTATCCCATCGCCTCATTACGCTCACCCGCCGTAATGTCATAGCCCAGCACCGCTTCAATCGCTTTCACATCAGGCGTCTCACCGTCTTTCAACCAGAGACTTTCATCACCTTTGTCTAGCGTCGCAATGGCGGCTTTGATTGCGGTGATGCGTTCAGCGGGAGCGGTGGGGGCTTTGTCTTTATCACCACCATCATTTTCAGCAGGTGATTTAATCGGTGAAACATTGCTCGGTTTTTTTTCTGACGCGGCTTTATCTTCGCGTGGTTCTTTTGAAATTGCATTGCACGCAATCAGCGGCGCTGCTTCTTTAGCCGTTAGTTCGATAATGTTTAAATCATCATCATCTGGGCGGTATAGATTACCGCTGTGACGGATAGATGATTTCACGTCGTAGGCTTTCTTCTTTTCTGATTTTGGATCAGGCATTATATTGCTCCGGTTGGCGCGAGGGATTAACACGGCCCTCGCGCTATTTTGAGTGATGTTTTTTAGCTACCTACGACAATACATTCTCAATTAGATAACCCGCTTCCATTCCGGTAAGCAAAGCCTCGTATTCATCTTTGACGTCATACACCCATACATCGCTATCAAGGTCTGCTCTTGGTGCTGCTACGTGCGGGTTACCTTCAAGGAAATAGGTGTAGCCATAGCTAGGGACTTCAACATTTCCTTCACCGCTCACAGTTGGAACGAAAGCAAGAATCGCAACATCACCCCAGATATCTGAGAAATCATCAGTATCTAGCGCGTTTCCAGCCATATAGACATCATCACCGATGGCAATCTCACGCACACCAAAATACTCCGCCAACTGCGCATCGTTAACGGTTGCTGGGCCATTCTTAACACCGCTATAGAAGTGACCTAGAATTTTAGGGTGACGCTTTACCTTAGTATGAACATTAGGCCCCAACACCATGACGTTGCCACGACGACCAATCTTTGATCTGATCGCTGCATGACCGGCATCTACCTGCACACCGGGGTCTGAAGTCGCATATTCATCCCAGTGGTCACCGGTAGAGAGAGCCACTTTATTGCCAACTGCATAATTGGCATTATCCTGCGCGATTTCTGCCTGCTTAAATTCTTTTTCACGTGCAATGGATTCAGAAGGTGCATCAACCGCGCGGCGCGCCATATCAACATTCGGAACGTCGGCTGATTCTTCTAGGTGCTCAAAAGGCACCTCACCTGACAGTGCATACTGGGTTAAATTAACGGTGCCATCGGTGTAACCAACACGTACACGTTTCTTTTTAGTGCCCGCTGCACGCTCTGTGTTATAAAGACGAAAACCCTCCTTACCAAATTTGACGACTTTAGCGCCACGCTTTTTGATTGGCGCATCAGGGAATAACACCCCACCGGCGCGTCTTACATCTGGGTTTTTATAACCACGCGCATGGGTAGACAATACTGGATCAACGACTCGAAAATTCTTCAACGGCATTTTAAACTCTCCTTAAACTTAACGACGAAGCAGAACTTCGATGAACTGACCCGACGCCGAGGCGATTTGCAAAGGGTCGGCAAATACATACTCAGGCATATCACCACCCGCGAGGATGGCTCCGTTTGCAGCGGTGCCAGTGACAGCGACTGCACCAGCGGCAATATTAAGTGCGCCGGTTGATGGGATTGCGCGCCCCTGGCTATCGACAATCAAACTATCGTTAATTGCAATGGCAGCACCGGTTTCAATGATGGTGGTGCCAATAACATCTGCTGCAAAGTTTTCATCCGCAACTGCTGCGGCATGTGAAACACCCACAACCTTTTGGCCCGGCGCTGTTGCTTGCGCGCCATCACCGGCAATCGCGCGAAACGCAGCAACCGCTAACGCAGACTTAAACGTCAACGCCATCAAGCTGATTTTTTGCTTAGACATTATTTACTCTCCCGTGAAACGATATCGATAGCGGTGTTGTAATCCACGCCATCATGTTTAGCCTGGTAATCAAGCGCCTTGTTGTGCAGCGCCATCTGGGACTCATCAACTTGCATACCATCCGGTGTTGAGAAATCATGTTGCGTCGCATCGTCACCATCCCCCGCATCACTCTCGTTAAAATTAACGGATGATTTAAGGCCGGAAAAATGCGCTTTGATAAAATCAATGGGTGATTGCTTTACACTCTTATCACCGGCACTGAATTCAAACTCAGTCACATCAACGCCATCAATCGCCACCATAAATTCAACCAACCCCTCTTTCTTGGCGGGGTCGCACTTAAGGCCCGCAACAAACGAGGTATGCTCAGTTTTGCGGTTTTTATCTTGTTCAGCTTTCAACTGCTGTTGCAGTGTCTTTTCACTAGCAGAGAAGTCGGCCTGCGCCGAGTCCTTGCCTTTTTTTTCTGCGGCATCTAAATCCGCCTGCGTAATCGGGGGCACGTTGTCGTCTCCTTCTGTGTGGTCATTCGGGGTGTCGCCTGCATCAGCGGCGGCGGAAAAAATAGAGGTTTCCTGCGCGGTAGATTCGCGCAAGTTGGTGGCATGCTCGCTTAGGGATTCAATCTGGTAATCGGGTATTGTCTTGTCTGCGGCTTCAACGCCGAACTTGTCGATGATCAAATCACGCACACCGCGAAACAACCGAGCCACTGCGCTCGGGGTATAAGCATCTACTTCAAAATCATAAACTTCATCAGACTCAGTCGCGCTGTAGTTCAGCGCATCCAGGGCAATCGCGGGGCGTTTACCACCTAGAAAACCAACATGCTCAATAGCCAAGGTATTATCAGGTGTTTTATAGATGCGCACGCTGCGCTTGCGGAAGTCGCCATTTTCAACACTCGCGGCAAAATCTTTATTCACGTCCTTGAATTTAGCAATAAGCGAATCGCCGTCGCGGGTTAAGGTGTCGACCCAACCGTACGATGGATCCGTGTCTTTAGGGTGCCCGATCACAATCGGAGCTGCGGTAGCCGCGCTATGGTTAGCCACCATCTCATCCAGGTCACTGTGAGACCACGTGCGCTTTACGCCGTTAGATGACGTATGTTCGCCTGCGCGGAAGACTTCAATGGCATCATCGAAGCCGCGAAAATCGTTTTGTTTTTTGGGTTGTTTGTCTGGCATGTCACGCATGATGCGTGAACTACGGGGAAGGCGGTACCTGTGAAATACTTCACAGGCAGAGGCAAGCGGGATGGTTTATAGCCTGATACAGGCAGGCGATGGAGTCAATCGAAAAGATTTTATTCCACAGGCGTTAATATACAAGAGAGGTAAATACTACCGCCTGCCTCTACAAAAGTTACTTCAAACTTTACATTATTCATTGCTATATATTGAGTACTTTTGCTTTGCAGTGCATCTTCTACTACTGAACCAAGCCGACTCCGTTGCGCCGCATTTTCTGGTGATACACCAAGATACCCAATCGCAAGGCAACGCCTCATTGCAGTAATTGATTGAGTCATGTTTTGCAGCGCCTCAACAATTCCTGCGTTTTTTTCCCCTACTGATAAAACAACACCGCTTAAATCAGTAACTGCAATAAACGACTTCCCATCATTAAGCGGACGCCAGTCCCGCACTTCAAAAAGATCATTAATCGCGACCCTTTGCTTAATAATATTAAAATCATAGCCAGCCCAAACGGTGGGCGAAAAAAACAAAACAATTAATAACAAAACAACACCGCGCATGTATGCCTCCTTATTTAATTTAAAAAACAATCTCATCGAAATAATAGATGTACTTTAAGTTGATTATCCTGTTTTTGTTGGCATGAGAGCTTGAGTCTACTTTGCATCCTATAAACGTATCATATAGAGGTGGGTATGAATATTGAACTTGGTACCCCTCTTTCATTTGCCGTTT